TGTAAGCTTTGTAGTCACGCCAGACTTCAGCCATGTCACCCATTGTTCTTCTCCTGCAAAACCCTGCTCGCATATTTCACCAAGGCCAGTTCTTGCGAGGTGAAGCCTGGTGTTTCTTCAGATGTCAGCTCTATCCATTCGCGCTTTGGTGGGGCGGTGTAGAGGGGAATAGAATTCAATCGCGGCTCAAACAAGCTAATAACGTCTTGTCCACGCATATCTTTCCACATCCATGCCACAGGCTCCTGTGCTGATCGCGCGTCGGGGCAACTTCCGTCAGGGTTTCGCGGCTCACATCCGAGGCACATCGCGCCCATGTCGCAAGGCTCCTGCGCTGGCTTCAACATTGACTGCAATGCTTCTAGCACTTTCTTTGCGGCCTCGGTCACCTCGACCCCCTCATTCACTTCAATGCGCCTATCTGCGGTGATGCGCATAACCCAGTTTGAACTGGTTCTGAAGGTGATTTTGTTTTGCTCCTGCGCTGGCTGTGCCAATGCTTCTTTGATGTCTGCCATCGACAAGGTATATTCAATTTCTACAAGTGGCACATACTCATGCACCTTATCCGCAGCCGCTGCACGCTTGGCTTGGAAGCCGCCTTGTCTGCGCTCAATGTCCTCGAACGCTTCATCTTCAGGTGTTTTCATGTTCAATCTTTCGGTCAAGTTCTTTTAGCATTAACGCAAAGTGTGCTTCTCGTATATCAAAATTAGCATGCTCAACCCTTCTGTCCGTAAGCATTTGTTGGATACCCACCTCGGGTTTAGACCTGTCGTCGGGCTGGTAAATAATTTTGATGGTCCAGGTCATAGCATGCCGTCCTTTGCTGTGATGCAGGTGCCTTCGATCAGCGTGATCATCTGCCCGCCCTTGAGGGACATCTCTTGCAGGCGCTTCTTCTGCGCATCTATCGCTGCGCGGCACTCGGCTTCACGGACGTAGTGCGTGCCTTGCATGAAGTTGCACTGGCCATTCATGCAGACAAACAAGACCGGAATAAAAATAACGTGGATCATGCGATCAGCCACCAAACAAAAGAGCCAAGACCGGCAACAAAAAATATAAAGGCAATCACCGAGATGGCGGTGACTGCCAGGTCGTCAAGCTCGTCGTCGTTCATCTGCACTGCTCCGTAAAGACCGCTGCCACGGTGCGGCATTTCGGTTGAGCGGTTTTATAGCCGAGGTAGAAGCACACGACTATTAGGGTTGATACGAAGCCCAGCATCTGGAAAAAGTAGATGACGTGTTTCATGTTGGCAGGTCCTTGTTGAATACCGAATCCAGGGCTTGCAATGCCTGGTACAGCTCCCTGATTTCCTGGCGTAGTTGCTGGTCGGTAGCGCGGCTCTCACCGCGCAGCTCCGCCAGCTTTAATGCAGCCGCTTCAAGCTGGTCGTTTGTCATTGATCTTCTCGATCCATGCGATGACGTCGGACTCCAGCCATACCAGACGCCTGCTGCCGGGTACCCGGAAGCGTGGTGGCAGTACGTCTGGTCGGCGACGTGCGTCTGACTTGATGGTCTCTTCGCTTCTGCGCAAGAGCTTGGCCAGGTCAGCCGGGCCTAGCGTTTTCAAGCCCATACCGGCTTCTCCACTTCGGCGAGTTTTTCCATGTAATGCTGGAGCTTGCCCGCGTCATCGGTCCCGTCTTTGCGGCCCGCCCGCATCCCGTATTTGATGATGTTGCCTTTGAGAAAACCGACAAACTCTTCGTGTGTCATCACGGCTTGCATCACGGCCCAGGGCTGCACCGTCATGTCTTTGTAGTGGCTGCCGCCCACTTGTTTTTCGTCTGCGCTCATCAGTCTGTTTCCTTCATGTAGTAAGTTGTTGAAAATCCGTCTGCCCGCAAAGGCAAGCCGGGTGCCCAGCTAATGTCCCGCCCCATGATCTCTTCGATCTTGGGCAGGGCGTCGTGGTCTGTTGTCTCGACGATGTCTTCGTCGTGGACGGTGAACAGTTGCGAGTAGCCAGCCTCGTCCAGGGCAAGCATGGACTCGGCCAGGCAGTCGCGTGCAATGGCCTGGGTGATGTTCTCCACCAGCTTGCCTCCGTAGGTGGGCAGCCTGGTCCAGGTCTTGGTCTTCTGGTCCATGCCCTCGTATGTCAACGACCCGGCGCGGGCCACGGTAAAGCGCGCGCCGCTGGCCAGCTCACGGATCAGGTCTTCGGACTCAATGCGTGGCTTGACATAGAACAGCTTGCGCCCGGACGGGAGCTTGATCGTGAGGAAGCCCGACTCCCAGGTGAAGCACAGCACAGCCCAGCCATTGGCAACCACCAGGACTTCGCTGCTGCGGCGGCTCACCGCCTGCTTGGCCGCACGCTCGACCGCGTACCAAAGCTCCACGATCTCCGGGTTGGCCGTGCGCCAGGCGTCCTTGATGGGGTCCAGCTCGTCCTCTGTCAGGCCCATGGCCAGCGCGCCCATGGTCTTCAGGGCACCGGCTCCGCCCTGGTAGCCCAGGGCCAGCTCGGCGATCTTGCCCTTCTGCCGGTAGGGCGACTTCTTGGTCACCGATCCAGGCGGCAGCTTGAACATCTGCTCTGCTGATGCCTCGTAGATTTTGCCGTGGGTCTTGAACACATCCAGACGCCACATGCACCAGGCCAGCCAGGCGATCACACGGGCCTCAATGGCGCTGAAATCGACCGGCATGAGGGTAGCCCCTGGCCGAGCGATAAAAGCCGTCCTGATGAGCTGTGACAGCGTGTCAGGCACGTTGCCGTAGAGCATCTCCAGCAGGTCGTACTGGCGGCTGCGCAACAAGTCGCGCGCCAGGTCCAGGTCTTTGAGCTTGTTCTGTGGCAGGTTTTGCACTTGCACGATCCGGCCAGCCCACCGGCCAGTGCGGTTGGCACCGTAGAACTGGGTCAGCCCGCGCACGCAATCGTCGGCGCACATCGCCCTGGCCATGGCGTGGTACTTGGACACGCTTGTCTTGGCCAGCTCCTGGCGCAGCTCAAGCACCCGGCGCACGATGGCGCTGTCGGTGTTGGCCAGCAGGCCGGGCACGGTCTTCTTGGTCAGGTCGACGATGGTGTCGTCTTCCTCTTCCTCTTGCAGCCACTTCAGCAGTTGGTCGCGGCTGTTGGGGTTGTCCAGGCCGGTGAGCTTCTCAGCCTCGGCCAGTGTGCGGGCGCGCACGATGCCGTCGCACTCGATGGCAGCCTGGACCAGGGCGCGGTCCAGCTTTGCGCCCTGGGTCATCATGCGGTGGTCCAGATGCCAGAGCTTCCATTCCTTGTCTGGCACGGGGAACTTGGCCAGCTTCTCTGCGATGGCATCTTCGGACTCGACGTCCCTGCCGCAGTAGTCTTTGAACAAAGCCCACTTGGCCGGATCGTGGTGGGGCAGGTTGCGCGTGCGGCCACCGTTTGCCTTGGTCGGTTTGCATGGCAGGCAAAAGTATTTGATCAGGCTCCAGCCGGTGGACATCTTCTGCTTGTCAGGCGGCAGACCGACTACGCAACCCACGTCGTTCAGGTTGCCCGGCATGCCCAGGTACAGGGCGTGGACGCTGGTGCAGCGCCACTGGGTGACGTCAAGCATGTTGACCAGGTGCTTGCCCAGGCAAGCCAGCTCGAAGGCCGCGTTGTATGCGGTCTTCAGAATCTTGGGATCGTAAAGGGCTCGGATGATATGGGCGGGCAGCTCTTCGCCCTGGGCCAGGTCGATGACGTTGACTTGGCCGGTGCCGTACTTGTATCCGAAAAGCATGATCTCGAATGCGTCCGACTCGACGTACTTATGCACGCCGCACTTCTTCAGGTCGACGTCGCTGTACGTTTCCAAGTCGATTCGTAATGTGGTCATTCGGCGTACCTTGTGTCGATGAACACGGGCGTAAACCTGCCTACCCAAGCATTGAGGGTGTTGAACTCAAAAAACTCTTCCGCGTCTTCGCGTGACATGTCCCTGGCCAAAAGGTCAATCACCCTGGTGCGGTCATAAGCTACCACCGGCAGCATGCCAAAGCGGTATGCGACGCCGATGATCGCCTCATCGTAATCAGCAGGGTCAAGAAAGATGGGGTCCTCGATATATGCCGAAATCTTTTCTCGTATCGTCGTCATCTAGCTGCTCCAGTAAAAGGGCGATGATGCGTTCGTAGTGCATCACCAAAACCCATAGTTGTTCGTTGGTCATAGAAAGGCGGGGTACTCGCTGCGTCTGTGGTAGCAAACTTTCGTTCTTTCGTCCACAGCATCCGCTTTCCCCCTAAAACTTACTCGGGTGCCTTCACCTTGGGGGTGCGTGGCTTGCGTGGCTTCTTCTCCACCGGCGCGGGAGGCGCAGGGGAGATCGCGTTGTCGCGCTGCGTGGCGATGTCCATAACCAGGTCATGGACCTGATCATGTGGCAGCTTGCGCAGTGCAGCGATCACCAGGTTGATGGACTCTTCAGTGAGATGGATAGGTAGAAACATGTCAGTCTTTCTTTTTGGTTAAACGGCCAGCTTGAAATCCCACCCAAAAACAGACCACTCCGCCAGTAAAGCAGCCGATGGCAAGTAGGATGTCAAGCATCATCATTTCGCCACCTTCGGCAGCGGGTAGGGCACCTTGTTAGTGGGCTGGCAATGCCCATCATCGGATGCAAACGGCTTGCTCTTGAACTCGCTGTCTTCCAAGCACCCGGTGTTGCCGGATACGGTGGAGCACTTGACCTTGATGAGCTGTGTCTTCTCGGGGTTGACAAACTCCATGGTCGCCCAGCCATCGCCCTGGGGGCAGGCATTGTCCTGGGTCGAATCGCCGCGCCCGACAATGTCCCATCCCTTGTAAAGGATGTTCTCTTGCCGGTAGCGTTGCGCGTTCCACATTGCGTTCTCACGCGCCGTGCCTTTTGCTTCTTCGAGCGAAGCAAAGCTCACTTCGTTTTTGCCGCATGCAGCCAAAGCGCATGCAGCAATCACGGCTGCCATCATGTATTTCATTTTGGTTTCCTTTTTGGTTAAGCTGTCCGCATCACTTCGATGCTGTTGCCGACTACGTGGGTTACATAGTTGCCTTTGCCCCACTGCTCTTTCAGCAAAGAGCTGACGCCGCTGCGCACTTTTTCCGGGTTGTAATCCCCGGCTGGCACAAGTTGTACTGACCCAATGGTCGCGTTCAAATCAATGAACGGTCGGTAAAACTTGCGGACTTCGCCCATCGGGTACGCCAAGGGGCGACGGGGGCGGCGTGTCTGCGGGAGCTTCACTTCCAGCACACCAAACTCTTCCCCTTCGGGCGTGATCAATTTGTACTTGATCCCCAGGGCGTCGAAAAAAGTAAGTGCGCGCTGCACCTGTTTTAACTGTATCTCTTGCATTCTGTTTTCCTTGTTGAAGCGAAGCCCCTACAGGGGCCTCGTTGGGTTTAAGACAAGAAGTCTTCTTCCACCGCAGTGAAGTCGTCGGCTGCGCGCGATCCGCCGCCCAGACGTTCACCGTCTGCCAGCTTCTGCACGTTGTTCAGGCCCGCTGCGATGCCCTTGTTGCCGTCCTTGCTGAACGGGTAGAAGTTGACCGACGCGCGGCCAAAGCAGCCGCTGTACATCTCGGATTTATCCAAGATCGGGTTGAGCGCGGCGTCAACCACGTCAGGCTTTTGGCCGCTATTGCAGTTGATGAAGTAGTGGCCCTTGTACTCGGGGTTTTTCTCCAGGTCGCGCTCGGTGTCGCCATCACGCAGGGGTGACTTGAAACTGGCCAACCATTTGCTGCCCCAGGTGGTAGCTGCTTTGGGCTCGGCCTTCACCGACTCAATCGCGGCCTTCACTTTGGCCAGGGTGTCTTTGTCGCCCTTGG